AGGATGTGCTCAGTCATGGGATGCGACTTGAGATAGTGGAGGTCACCAATCAGTCCGTCCTCATGCCAACGGACATTTTGAAGCTTGCCCCAAAATGTGCTGAATGCTCTTTCAGGATTGGGATTCCCTGCCGTTGGCTTCACATGGTCAATGCCAATGGTGACTCCTTCGTACAATGGGATCCCAGACCTAAGAGCTTGCTCCAGGTAGCGACGCTTGTTTTTTGAAGTTGTCTTGATGACACGGACGTCTCGTATCACGCCGCCCTCGCGGTCAACTTTTGCGTAGCCTGTCACGCTCTCATGAAATCTTTGCATGTTTTCCCCCATGCGTCAGATTCTTGCTGGATATTGACCACCCAGCCGACGACGAGCAAAACTATTTCACGTACCACACCAGGCTGCATCGGCAGCGAACATGGACCGGTCCGCCGTAGGGGAACTCATCGCCCCAGACATCTTCCTTGGTCCCATGGAAAGGCAAACAGCGAGGACACACCCTTTCATCCTCAGCAGTGAACCACACAGCATAGGCATCCATTCCAAATTGCTGCTTGGCTATCTGGACAGCCTCATGCTCACCGATATTAATGGCCGTTGTTGTCTCTGTGATAGCAATGGCCTCAGCGCGGTTTTTCCCCCAGAGCCTGCTTGCCAGGATGCTGTCATCCTCCAAGCTTTGCTCTTCTTCCTCTTTCACAATCCTTCGATTCGTCTTCTGAAGCCTCCTGTCAAGCTTCTTCATTTGCCTGTTGGCAAGGACCTGAGCTCGCCTTCGAATCAGCCTATCAAGCTCTGAATTTCTTTTGGCCAACTCTTCACCTAAAGGAGAGTCTTGGTACTGCTCAGCAAACTGAATCAGTAGCATCACCATGGCAAGCTCGTACTGATCTTCCAAAGGCTTCTGCCACCGGGCTGTCGTCTTGCGGAACTCCCTCACCGTCTCTGGCTCACTGCTCAGCCCAAGCTCGATCCTGGCCTGCAAGTCGCCCTCAATCTGCATCCTGTTCTCGTTGTCCATCAGTACACCCCAAAGGCAAAAAGCAAAACCAACTCTTCTTCTTCTTCACTGGCTGATCGGGTCGGCTTGCGTAGCTCCATTCCACCACCCCTGCCAACATAGGTTGTCACTACTGGAGGCAAAGGGATGACTGGACTTTCGGACTCGGAACGTAAGCCTAAAAACGCATAATTGATTGGCAACGCTGCCGGCTGCAAACCAAGATAGGCAGCATTGACATGGAACAGCATCACTGCCTCGTCAAGACGGTCTGAGTGGTGTTAGTATTAACAGCAATCTGCAAGCCCGCGCCTGCCGTAATTTCCGTGTTGGTATTAACCAGTGGATTTGCAATGTCCAGACCAAGACGCTTCCAGACTTCCGATAGCTGCAAGGCAATGTTGGGATCTTTCAAAGCCAACTGGTTTAGCAAGTGCCCAGCCGAACCTGGATTGTAGGAACCAGGAATTGCGGTCGCCCACGGATCGCTCCCACCCCCACCGGTAGTGACAACCGTAGAAGCTGCCGATTGAATCAGGAGGGTTTGGACTCCCGCCGTGTAGGCGATTGGGTCTCCTCCTGGTCCACCGACGAGATTTCCTCCTGCGACTCTGGCGACATAGTTTCCACTTGGGAAACGAAGTTGCCAAGACCCCAGAAGTTCGACGGTGAGACCCACTTGGACACCAACCCCAAGGGTGTTGAGTCCGGAACCGGAGGCAATTCTGGCATAAACGATTCCTTCTGTTGAGGCTTGCGCTAACTTGCACGCGGTATACAACCCAGAACAGTCAACATCTACATAGCCCGAATCAACATCAATGAATGACGTATCGAAATCGAAGGTAAAAGGCGCTATGTAAAAAGCCATTACACATCACTATTTCTTGAAGCGTTTACAGAAGCTCCTGCACTGGTAACCGACAACAAAGTGTTGAAAGGAATGATAGGGCTTCCGCCGGAACCGTTACGCACATCGACCCGAGCCGTGAAGTTACTGCTGTAGATAAATGTTACCGACTCCGAGGCACTTCCGGCCACTCTGTCAAGGTAAGGAACAAACACATCGTCTGCCGTTACGATGTTGCTTGCAAGCCCAGGCGACAACCCAGAGAATGTTTTCGTTCCTGCATTGAAAGAGGTGTAGGTGTATCGCAGATTCTTGATGCGTATCACTCCAGACGATGGCGTGTCGGTCTTAATTGACTCAACCACTTGGATGGAGGTTGCACCGCTGGATGCTGCGACTGGAGTGTATTCGTCTTTGAGGATCCCACCGGAGCCGTTTTCCCTGGCAGCCAGAATACGATCTCCCGCCACCAGATTCCCCAGAGTGATTCCAATCAACGTGGGCGGAACTTGACTGGTGCCATCATGCGCAATGAGTTGATATCTTGTAGATTCGGCTGGTAAGACGCCTGTCAGATACCATCCTTGGGCAGCAAAGAATGTACCCCCTGCAAAGGTCCCAAAAGGGGCCGAGGGTATTTCTGTGTAGGCCGAGTTCAGAACGCGGTAACGCCATCCAGGGATGCTGTTCAGCGTAGCCGCACTATTCTCCCGTGTGAGGTATTGCAGATACTGGTAGGCTTCCTGCAAGGTACAACTGCTAGTCAGGGCAATAGTGCCCTTGTACAGCTTGGCACCGTTACCATTCCCCAAGTCTTGGGTCGTATCCCCAAACGTCACGGTGACCTTGCTGGACAATGCCGCCGCACTAGCCTCCGATAGAACTACGTTCGGGTCCAAAGCTGTTGAAAGAGCCGCGTTGCTCTCCCCCCCAGCCGAGAGGTTTACATCGAAGTGTGAGTAAGACTGGCCCCATTTGCGGCTGAATGCTGTCACGTTTCCTGAGTCGATAAAAGCTCCACCAGTCCGAACTTTTACCAAAATCTGTACGTGACCATCAGACCAAAATTTCGTCAATTTTGATCCACTTTGTACCACATAAATCGGGCTCGCCGCAACGATGCCACCGATTGTTTTTAGCCCCGAGTACTGGACTGCCGCTGCTTGCTGCTTGATAGACCCAAAGTTGATGAACTGCGCTGCTGTGTCATCTAGGTTGAATGCCACTGATCCATCTGTCAGCAAGTTCAATCGAGAAGCAACAGCCACATCTCTCGGACCGTCCAGCTTCGAAGGGTTAGGGGCAAGGATGTCGAGCAAGTCGTTACCGGATGCCGCTGCATCGTCGGCCAAGTCTTGTAGCCATTGGTGTAGCTCCAGGACAGTATAAACGGCAGTGCTAGCCCCACCTTGACGACGAACATCGCCTGTCGCGGAAATTGTGAAGTCGGTTTCAATCGGCATATTTTATTTCCTTATTGGTCTGATTCTTGTAAAGCAACAACATTTGTGGTCGCCGTTGGTGAGATAGTCGCCTGCGTGACCCAAGGCTTGTAGGCTGGAGTGCCGCTGGCATTCCTTGCCTCGATGCGGACAGCGCCGGTGTATTGAAAGTCGAAGGCAAGCGAGGTGCCCGCGCCGCAGTTGGCCTGTTGCAGCAAGGCACCCGTATCGACCCGCGTCACCTTTACCCGCGTCTGCGGAACAAGGTTGGTGATGTTGACCAGAGACCCCGGCAACGGATGCGGTATCTGCTGATCCGTCGCGTTAGTCTGTATGCCTGCCGAAAATCCATTTGTGAGCGTGCCCGCCGCCGCCACAGTCGCGCGGCACCGGATTTGCAGAAGGTAGCCATTGGTCGGGCTTACCGCGACGCTCACTGGCGAAAAGCTGATCGTGCCGGTCGCGCCAAGGATAGAAGAAACAAACGGATTTGAAACGGTAATCACGTCCCCGACAATGTTCGTGATTGTCGTATTCTGCGGCAAGCGGAAGGTGCTGTGCTGGATGAAATCACCAATCTGCGGCTGGCGTGCCAATGCGGCGCGGTCACTAGAGTTCATCGTTACCGTGGTAGCACCATCCGCAGGGTTGCCATTGGTGCGAACCGTGTTTGCAAGGAACTCCCAAGACGCGCCGAACCCGCCGCCCGTGTCGATCTTGTATTCCCAGATCAGGTTCTGAACATCTGTCCCGCCGCATGATCCGCCGCCACCGAAAGCGGTGTGACCGTAGAAGCGATAGGGCGAGGACCAGACTGCTTCATCCGTCAGCTTCGAAAGAACAATGCTGCCCGAGCCGGTATAACCGGAGCCGATCCCAAAGGTGGCCGAAAACTGGCTTGCGGAAGCCGCCGTCGGTTCGTTTGCCATGACCGTGATCCGCCCGGTCGTGGTGGAATTATACGCGTCATCCCAATGGGTGCCATTACAGGCTGAAAAGCCCCTTCTGAGATTTGAATAACGCCCGCCTCTGCCGGTGATAGACGGGCCACTCAGGTCTAGAAATTGAGAACCCGTGCCCCATACATCGAACACCTGAAACAAAGGAGCGCTGGTCGTAAACGCCACCACGCCCGTCCGGTTATTGGTCGTGTAAATGCGGCGAAGCGTGGTGCTAGAACCGGAGCCGCCATTTAGAATGAGCCCCATGGGATTAGCAGAACCACAATCATAAGGCGCGGTCGGAGTGCCGATATTAGAAATTGAAAGCCCAAAATAATACCCGGCAACAGTAACAATAGCGGAGTATGGATGAACATTCGGCAGGTTGCCAAACGCGGAAAATCCATCAAGCGATATATTTGTCCCTTGCGCGTTAATCGCGGAACTGCCCAGCGCTGGAGTGCTGCCCGTCATTACGTCTGCGTATTTCAGGTTTTTGAATGCGCCATTGGAACTGCCAGCCGGTATATTAATAAGACCGCCCACAGATTCGCAGTCTTCAAAAATAAAATTTGAAACACCCAAGCTTGCCGTAGTTATCTGAGATGCGTTTGTTCTTTGAGAAATCCCAAAGTAATTTGCGATGACATCAAACCGGCAGCGTTTCCACTCTATATTCGTGCTTGTAGTGACGCCGAGGACCGAGTTTTGCCGCCGCACAAACCGGCTATCTGTGATGCTGCCGCTAAAGCCGCTTGAGATGCCGAGCGCGTTACCACCGCTAAATGAAAGCCCAATACCAACGCAGCAATTTGTTATCAAAGTTGCTGTGCTTGACGAAATTGCCTGTGTGGTACAGGAATTTGAAAAAACCGCTGTGCCAGTGTTGAACCAGTTCAATACGGCTCCATTGATAATAGGCACACCAGTAGTACCGGCGTTGATGTAATATCGCGTATTGGACGAGATCAGCATTGGCGCAGCGCTATCGGCTGCCGTAGTGGTAGATAAGAAGATGTTTGGAATACGAACCTTGCAGCCAGAAGGCGGCTTAAAGCCCGAACTATTTGCACCACGAAGCGCAAGCTGCACGGTCCCCGCGATGGGGTCCACCCCGCAGAATTTCCCGCGCACGTCCGTAGGGATGAAAGAAAAAGTCACCATTTCCACCCGCGATAGGGCGAAATAAACGCCCTCGGCGGCGTTTCCGGTGAAAGACGGCAAACCGTTCACATAAGTTGGGGTCGCGGAGTCTGAGGTGGCGATAATGCACTGTCCAGTTTGGCCAGCGCCCGCGTGGTTTATGGATACTGTGACTTCGTACAGACCGCCGCCAAGCGCCGTAATGGAGGATGATGTGCCGGTTGGGCTGCCAACATTGGGGATCGCGCTAAGCGTGCCCGCGTCCAAGTCCACCAGCACTCCATAGCGATCAGCGCTGCCATTCGTGGCAAACTGCACCACAACCCATCGGCGCGTGTCTTTCTTCAAGCGCGCGGTGAATCTCATAGCGCCCGAAGGGAAGCTGGTGGTATAATTTCCCAGCGGAAACGACGCTGTGTGAACGCCGGCAACAGCAGTTTCCCGAAGGCGTTCCGCAGCCGGATAGGGAAATACAGAAGTAGTGTTTCTCGTCAAGGTGCCATTGGTTATGTTTACAGATTCGTTGACGTAGAAATGACCATTCCATGTATCCCCGGCATTGGAATACCACTCATATACACCCGAACCGGGCGCAGTCTCGATCTGAATGCCACCAAGTTCTTCTCGTACCGGCAACGTGAAGGTCTGATTATCCGCGCCATTCGTGGTGCCGAGGTCATACCAGTCGCCGTCCACGATGCAGGATGCCAAGCGCGGTACAGACAAGAATATGTTGGTGTTATTGCCTAAAGTGCGCCCCATGACCTGAATAGCACCACGCTTGCCTGCATTGCTGGCAACAATCGTGGCACCATTTGGCAGCGTAATTGTCTCGCCTGCCTGAAAATTCCCAGTCTTGGACCGCAGCTTGATGTAGCCCGAAGCAGGCATGGCACCGCCCGCCGTGGCGGGGTCAAACGATCCGCTGGCCCATACACGGGTCAACTCGCCCGTGGCCCCACTGGTGCCGCCTGTAACGCCATTGCTGCCAAGCGCCGCCTGTGTCGGCACGTTGCCGGACGACGAAGCGAAAGGAATTTCCCAAACTTTGGTGCCGTCAATCAGCACCGATCCGCCCAGAGTGGAAGAAAGCGTAACGATCCCCAAAGCCGCATTCTGCTGGTTCCACCGCGTGTCCGCGTCAATCGTGAGCGATCCGCCGTTAATCGTGATGCTCTCACCATCCAGCAAACCGCCAATAGCGGCACTGTCATAGTTGACTGTGGTGGTGATGGTCTGGTTGGCCATACTATTCTGCCTTAGTTTGTAGGCCGGTTATCTTCCCATCACTGTCCCGAGTGACTGTGACTTCTCTGGGTTTTGGTAGTACGATTTCTGGACTAACATTTACGACAGGATTTACCACCACATCTGGCATCTTGGTCGGTTCGATGTGATTGTGGATAACAACCTCAGGTGGCTTTTGCTCAGGCATGTTGACGACAACATTGATCGGCTGAACTACCCTTGACAAAGCTGACTCCTGCAATGGCTCAGTGACGACCTGGGGCTGCTCTTCCAAGTAGGCCTGGTTCGCTATGGCGATAAGCTCTTCTAGCTCATCATCGAGGATAGATTTTCCTGACACAAAAGCATTGTAGGCAACCAAGCTCTCCTCATCTTCAATTTCATACCCATGGAGAAGCAAAGCCGCGCGGGTTGTCATGGCTTTAGGCTGCCAGTTCCATTGCTCTGGAAGGACGCCTGGTGTGCTCGCGTATCGAATCATCTGCCCTAGTTCGATGGCATACTGATAGAAGAACTCCCTCAAAACATAGGCCAAGTCTGGGCCTGAATTGGTGGGGTCTGCCAGTTCCAGTTGACGCTTGAGACGGTCGGCTGAGTACCATTCTCCTTCCTGGCTTAAGATCATTTCCACCACTGGCTCAACAATCTGAATCAAAAGCTCTTGCCTGCTTGGTCCATCCAGGTCGGGGTCGTCTAGCTTTTCACAAAGCTCTGCACCAAGCATTTGGATGACTGCATACAATTGATCGAAAGATCCCAAGTAGGAAACATTGCTGGTTGATCTTTCAACAGCTGCATCAAATGGCCTATCGTCAAATGACGATGGCTGCTGCTGATCTTCCACTTCGGACTCGTTTACACTTCCCATTGGCTATCCTCTGTTGGTAGGAATTCAGCATGAATAACGATCTTCTTGTTCCCCTTGTAATCACCCTCCTCGACGTGAAGGACTCGCATCTTTTGCGATGGAGGGATGATGATTTCATCCTCTGATTTTACCAAAGAGAAGCTCTTGGCATGAGCCCCCTTTGCATGTGGCCCAGCCTTAATCTTCCAGTGGACTGTATTGTAATCAAACACCACGTGATCTACCGATGTCGATAGCATGCCTTTCTCACTGACAACGTGCCCGATCATCTTCTTGTAGCCTTCCACCCCAGCCTTGAATCCACCGAAGTGATTGGCATGCGTGCGGCTCACAACCGTGTCCTTCATGGGCGTTGCGATGTACTTATTGGCTGCCACAGCATTCTTGGCAAATGCCGATGGATTCCCGCTAGCAAGGCTTTCATTGATTGTGCTGGAACTCCCCCCAGTGTAAGAAAGAAGCTCAGATGCCCCCTTTGGCCCGCTAGCATAGAGCTTCCCACCCTCTGCCCACTTGTCTTTGAACTGGCTGCTAGGAGTGAGGCTTGTGCTCTTCAGTGGTGAGGTCACCGTGGGCGGAATATCATGGATGAAGTAACGGGCATAGGTCTTGCCAGTGGCAAAGGACTCAACCTGGCTGCTCTTGCTTGACTCTGGAACACTTGAACTAGAAGCACTTGGCTTGCCAGTCATCTTGGCCAAGAGAGACTCAGCATAGGCCTTTAGCTTGGGTGACTTAGTCTGCTCGATGACGCTAGCAATTTGTTGCTCTGCTGGAACCTTGGATAGGATCTCTCCAGGCACATTCTG